TGTTCTCCATTTGAGCCAACCGGTTAGCGGGTTCTTAATTCTATCGAGCTTATACAGTGCATCGCGCATGTGGCTACCGCTGGGTTTAGCGGCAAAGCCGTTGGTTTCGTATGCGTGTAAGGCATTGTCCCATTCAACATGCTTAGCTTTTAACCAGTCGGCGGCCTCGGTATTGCCTTTTGACTCAACTGTTCGGGGGTTCAATGTGTTCAAAAATGCGGTCACACGGTCCAGACGAATCAAATCAAGGTCTCTTTTTAACCCTAATTCGACCAGCTGGGGGAGGTTCGTCTCCCCCAAAATGAGGCCAAATCGCTCAATGAAATAGTCGTCATTTAAAAGTTTTCGCTTCTGAGTTTTCCAGTCCAGGCCAATGTGGTCGCAAATAGGTTTCAGCGGTACGCGCTGCTGGGTGTTCAATCCGCCAGAGTTTAAGGTTGCAAACAAGCGTCCTCACTTGCTGCAATAAGAAGTGTTGCCGATGGTGTTTCTCTTCACAATTGATTGAAGTTGTTTAAGTTTCATAAACAACTACCCATTAAGCGCGTCGTCGACGTGCTTAACCATCGTTTCTTCTATGTAATCTCGCTCTTCGTCAGTCAGGCCTAGCAGTTCCCGCTCAGGGTATTTATGCTGCAGGCCTCGCTCATTAACCCGAGCGCGTAATCCGTACTGGTTTACTCGTGCAATTTGGTTAGCAAATCCGGTAAAGCCCACGCTGGCTTCACCGGCTGATGCTCTGGCTTTCAGGTTTTTGGTGCGGTGTATTTTGCGGAACATGCGCAGGCTACCTTTACGCTTGCGCATTTCGGGCTGAGGTTTACGTTCCTCGTAGGGGCTGCCGTCCGGGTTCTTGTTCTCACGTATGCGTTTTGCCTGGCTGCCACGCAGGTGCCGGCTAATGTCTCTGGCCAGTGCCTTGCGTTGGCCGGCGTCAAGCTGTGTAAGTAGTGCCTGAACGCGGTCAACGAATGGATCCAGAACACCATCAGCCATTGTCGTCCTCGCTGGTGTCGTCTACCTTAACGCCCTGAATGTAAAGCTCCCAGTCAAATCCGTCGTAGGGGTCAAACGGTGGCTCTGGTAAATGCTCAACCACATTGCCGCTACCATCGTTAGACACTTTTACGCGCTCGGTCATCTTAATGGTTACTTCAATGTCGGCGGTGTTCTTGTTGATAAGCTCTGCCCGAAAAGTAATGCCGTCTTCGCGCTTCTCTCGGTTGTTCAAAAGCTCAGGCTGGTGGCGAGCGACCCAGGCAAGAATAGGGACCATGATGTCATCGCTGTGGCCACGGTAGTCAGTGACCAGTACGACGCAGTCAAACTGGTATTCAAAGCTCAGGTTATGGTTAGCGCCCGTAGCGTACAGCTTGCCTTTGTCGATGAATATGTGCAGCGCGTCCGGATTCTTTTTCAAGTGCGGTACCGCGCTGCTAATGATGTCCCGTAGTTCGCCCGGCTTATTCATTGCTTGCTCGCTTGTACCAGCCGGCTGCGTTCATGTCGGCTTCAGATACGTTCTTGATGTCGCCGGCTACCATCAGGAAACGGCGGTCAGGCCAAATGGCATGAAGCTGTTCACTCAATTCTTTTAGCGCTTCTGTCGGCGTGTCATCGGGCACCGATAAAATAGCGCCGTCTTTGGGGATGATTAAGTTCACGTTGTTTTTCATGGTGGCACCTCAGCGTTTACGAATGCGCTCGGCAATTGAGCCGAGTATTCCGGGTGTGTTTTGGCCTATCGATGCGCGCTTATCACCGCTGCGCTGGGTAATGTTAACGCCCAGAACGGTCAGCATGGCCGTCAGCACAATAGAGGCTTCGGCAATAATGTCGGAGGCATTGCCTGGCTCTTTGAATAGCGCATAAACCAAGCCGGCCATAAGCCCAGCAAACGAAAAGCTGGTGACATAGCCGATCATCGGACGCCAGCCGGACTTAAACCAGCCATCGGCTTTTAGCTCTGCCCGCATGGTTTCGTTTACTTGTGTTATTTGAGCGGTTTCAGCTTCTATCTTCATGCGGCGCAGTTCGCGCTCGTGTTCGCGTTCTATCTGCTGCAGCTTAACGGCGGCTTGCGGGTCTTGCTGTATGGCCTGCATGACCGCTTCGGGGTTTTCATCAACGCCCAGGGCAGAGGCTATCATGCCGCCTGCTGCTGTGCCTGCGGGGCCGAGTAAAGAACCCAGAAGCGGCGCAGCTGTACCGACTAAGCCTTTTATATCTGACCAGTCCATTATTTTTGCCCCCGAGGTTTACGCGATGACTTGCGTTTTGGTGCCGGCTTGGCCTTCTCTGGGGTTTTAGCCTCTGACTCAGGAAAGGCTTCAAGGCTTTCTTCATAGGCGCGCTGCAGCTTCACGTCATACAGGTTGCGATGGTAAGCCGGGCCGTTGTAACGGTAGGCAAACTCAGCCCATTCTTTTTGCTTCAGTGCGCTGTGCATTTCTGGTTGTGCCAGGATAAAACGCACAGCGGCATCAAGGTGGTTAGCCTCACTCTCGTGCATGGCATCGACAAACTGGCTTACGCTGTCATAACCTAGCAGCTCCCAGTGGTAGCCCATGATTTGGAACATGCCCCAGCTGCAGCTCTCTTTCGCTGTTTTTGCAGACAGTGTGCTGGCAAGTTTAAAGCGCTGGTACTCTGCTGTGCCGCCTGCATACCCACCCGGTGAGGGATTGCAAACATTCGGGTACTTGCTCTCAAGGTCAGGGGCTTCTTCAAACAGGCCTGATTCCTTGGCGCGACCATGGAATACATGGCGCTCGAATAAAATAACCGGCTTGCCAGTGGTCTGAAAGAAACCTTCGCCAACTGACTCAACTTCGGCTACCGCTGCCATAACAGCAAGGCTAACCCCCAGCTTGTCGGCGGCTCTTTGCAGGTCGTTCTGGCTGGCCTGTTTAGGGTCAACTGCACCTTGAAGTGCGCGCTGTGTTCGTGGCCCAGCAATGCCAATAGGGATGATGCCGGCGGTCTTTTGAAATGCCATGACGGCGGCCTTAGTTGACTCACCAAACCAGCGGTCGACAATCAGCTGTGGTTTTGCGCCGGCTTTATTCAGGCGCTGCTGCAGTGTTCTTACGTCCAGTCCTTTGCTTCCAACTTTCATGGGCGAGCCTCGTGGTTTTTATTGGTTTTTGTTTTGCGCTTCTTTTTTTGGCTGGTCCAGCAAAGAAGCTGGCTTAATTTGGAACCGTCTTTTGTGGCTTTGAAAAGCTCAGCTACGTTGCCGTGGTGCGCAATAAGCGCCAAGGCAAGTGCGGCTTCCATCATGACCTGAGCAAGACTGACCGTTGCCGGCATGGTGATATGCACGATCACCTCAGTAAAGGCCGACACCATGATGATGTAGGCCAATACCGAAATGATGGGCTTGTGCCTTCCGGAACGAGTGAACAGCATTATCCGGAAAGCCACGACGGTCAGAACAAGGATGTGAACAATACCGAGAATAGTCATTTGGTTTTGCCCTTTAGCAGATTGTGTAGCGCCTGGCTTTCAGTCAGTGCAATTAGCTTTTGCACGATTCGGACTGATACGGCGCTGGAGAGTATGGCGCCGACTCCGTGGCTGACTTCTATCTTCCCTGGTAGCAGGGTGGCAATTAAGTCTGCTGCGAAGCTTGCACCAAGGCAGCCGCAAGCCACAGATATAAGGAAAAGGAACACGGCTTTTATTTTGCTGTGACCTTGCTCGTTCATAATGAAAATACCGGCACCGGTCACTGCGCCAATGGCAATGAGCGGGTCAATGCCTAGCAGTGGGGCGGCCAAGGCGGCGGTCGTTGCTGTTGTTGTCGCTGTGGTTGCGCCTACTGGTTCATTCATCGCTGCCTAGTCCCATAGTTGGATCATTTTTTTACGAGGTGGCGCTGTCACTTCTGGCAGTGTAATTAGCGTCCCTCTCGGAATTACAGGGCCCAGCGCTGCAAGGCCCGGATTAAGTTCAAGTGCTTCTTCAGTAACGCCGGCTGTACGCCTTAAATGTCGCTGACAAATGGCGTCAACGGTGTCGCCCTGTCTTGCCCGAACTTGCATCAGATAAGCTCCACGGTTGAGTGGTTCTTGCCTAGAATGTCGCGGATTGCAAAACGCGAATCGCGGTGAAGGTTGGTGATGGTGTCGGCCAGTGCGTCAACATCGTTGTCGCCGGCTCCGGTGGTGTCATAGTCGCGCAGGCGCTCTATCAGGTTGGCCCTGGTCAATGAATAAATGGCTCGAGCGTACAAGTGGACATAAACGCTTTCGCTGTTAATTTGCTCTGCCGGTACCGCTTCAAGGGATTCATGGCCTTCACTTAGCTTTCCCTGCCGCCACTCTTTTAGCTCGCTGTTGACGGACGACACGGCGTTGATGGTTGAATGAATTAAACGCTCGTCAGTCACGGTTCCATCCAGACGCATAGTAGCCCTGAGTTTGGCGGTGTCGATGTCAGGCCAAAAGGCAGAGCTTTGAATTATCTGCTGGCTGTCTTGTGTTGGCTCTACTGCAAAGAAACTCACATTTACCTCCGTGGATGGCCGGTGGTCACTCCCGTCATTCAGCGAGCAGAAATCAGGGAGTGAGCCGGCCTGACGCGCGGGTTACGCTCGGTTAGCGAACAAAGGCTTAGCCTTTGTTGTCACTGTCTTTTTCAACTTTCTTCTTAAGGGCAGTTAGCGCCTGCTTGCAGCCAACGCGGTCGTGAAGCTTTAGCGCCTTCTCGTAATAGCCAATAGCTTCTTTGTCATTGCCTTCACGCTCATGCGCTTCAGCCAGTGCCCGTAAGAACTTGGCGCGCACCTGGTCAAACATGTCGAGTTCAGCCGTAAGGTCCTGCACACGGTTCAGTGTCTCCAGGCTAAACGGTGACTCGTCGTTTTCTGATGCCAGGGCTGCTGTTGCAATTTCTTCAACAATTAAGCAGCCAGTCGTGCGTTCATAC